GTTTACCGTTACTGGGCCAGCTGTCACTGCGTTCTTGTTGGTGGTCAAAGTGTAGTTGGTTGTGACCGTCTGGTCGTTCTCGAAAAAGACGGCGTCCGATCCTCCGCCACGGGCCCCACCCCCAATCGATGACCACAGGGCCCCGGTGTACCCCTCGAACTGAACGGTGTCCGTGTTGAACCGGGCCCAGCCTGCGTTCGGGGACCCAGGCCGCTGTGCTGTGGTGCCGGACGGCAGGTCGAAATACCCAGTGGCCGTGTTGTCGACGTTGCCGCTGATGGTGCCACCAGCCTTGGCCAGGTAAGTCGACGCAGCTGTGGTGATTGCCAGCTTCTCGTCGTCCAGTTCCTGCACCGCAGTCTGGACATTGGTCGCGGCAATGTTGCCGTAAGGGGTGAAGCCAACGTTGTTGGCGGTGCCGGAGACGTACGCTGCGACCCAGGCGGACCCAGTGTACAGCTTCATCGTGCCGGACGTGCTGTTGAAGTACAGGGCCCCTGCGACCAAAGCGTTGCCGTCGTTGTCCAGCGCTGGGTCCGATGCCTTGGTGCCCAGGTACCGGTCATCAAAGCTGTCGTACACGGCCAAGGTTTGATCCCGGGCGGCTTCGGCTGCGGTTTGTGCCGACTGTGCTCCGGTTTGCGCCGATTGTGCTGCAACCTTGCTGGCGTCAGATGCAGCGGCCGACGTCGCGGAAGCTTGCGCGTGGTACTTGGCGCTGAACTCCCCGCCTGCTACGGCACCAGACGTCTTGGTGGCCCAATCGTTGGCCAGTGCCGCACTGGCTGCTGCAGCAGCAGCGTCAGAAGCGGCAGAGGCGACGCCGGTGTCGAATTGGCCCTTGGTCACTGCGTCGGTCGACGCTGAACCATTAGCCAGCCCTGTGATCTTGAACCCGCCCATGGGCAAGGCACCAGTCATGGCCTGGGTGCCGTCCCTCTTGAGCCTCAGGGCGTCCTGGGTGTCGGTGTAGTTCTTGGTGGCTACGTCCTGGGCGTTGACTGGGTCGACAACGTTGGTGATTCGTTGGCTAGCGGCAGTCAACAGGCCGGTCGTGGGATCGACGTAAATCGCTTGCTTGTTGGCGTCATCAAGCTCTTGCTCGAGATACAGGTGCTGCAGATTGGACGTATCTAAATCAGCAGCGACCAGGGTCGAGCCATCAACAAAGTCCACCAACGGGCTGGTGGCTGGCGTGACCCGACGCACCTCGACCCGAACCCCAGCCCCAGGCGCTGTCGCCAACTGCACGGTGGTGCTGTTGGCGTACGTGTACGCGGTGTCCACGTAAGCCACGTAGACCTTGACGTGTTCCCGTCGGATGTACGAGAAGCCAATGGTGAACTGGGTGGTCGATCCGTTGCCCGTGTAAACGTTGTAGGAGTAAGCCATCAGCGGTTAACGGGGTGTGGGGGACCAGGACGACTGCATGCCGAAATTAGCTTCGAAGGTGGCCTGGGCTTGGGAAGCCTTGTTTTCTTCAATCATCCTCGCAAGCTTTGGCTCCGATGCCAAGAACTGATCCTTGATGAAAGGCTTGTAGTAACTGATCTCCTTGTTGATGCGGATGGCACGAGCACTTGTGGTGGCTTTGCTGGGTTCAGGAGGTGGAAGCTGCCAGTAGCTGGAGCCCGGAGCGACCATGGCCGTGAGTCCCTGGTGCAGCGTCGATCCACGACCAGGCGGGATGAACTGGCTGGTGATGGTGGCCAGTTTGTTGAGCTGGGTCTGGGTCAGCCTGTAGTTCGGCACACCAAACTCGTTGGGGCTCCAGATCTGGAACGCTGTGCCGCGGCCAGACAACCGGCCAAGCTCGATGTCGACCGGATCCTTGGTCCCCTCTTTGGTGGGGGTGAACGCCAGTGGGCTAAAGCCATTCACGAACCCTTTGAGCCAAGGCTGATCCTGCGGCAAGTAGTTGACGCCCCAGGCCTGTTCGACGGGTGCTGGCTCGCCAGTGAGCGGGTGCAGCACCGGTGGCATCTGGTTCGACAGGCCCGGGATCTTGTTGGCAAACCGTTGCGCCAGCTCGTGAGCAAAGGCAAAGGGTTGCGGCAACTCGGACTTCTCAATGGCCCGTTGGTACGAGTCAGAGCCCTTGCGGACGTTGTTGAAAATGGCGGGCATGAACCCGACGAGACGTCGTTGCACATAGCCGGAGAACGGATCGACCTGGCCCTCGGTCGGAATGAAGCTCTTGTTTTGAATCTCGGAGACCAGGTTAAAGATCTCGCCAATGGACTTGTACATGTCCTTGGTGAATTGCGCGAAGCCCACTTGACGGGCCTCCTCGGCAACAGCCAGGACGAAATTGGACGACAGGATTTCCCGGTCCTCTTTAGGCAAGCTGTTGTTCAGGTCCATGTGCAGGCCAATCAACGAAAACACGTTGGAGACCGTGTCTAAGGCCTGCAAGTCCCACCACCGCGTCGTGTCACCAGTCATCGGGTTCTTGAACCGGATGGAGTACGGCTGGCGCTTCAGCCGGTCCATCTTGGCCCTGGTCTGGGCGTCGTACGAGCCAGGTCCGCTGAACTCAACAAAGCCGCTGGTAGCCAGCATGACTCCACCTAGGAGCGTCATGTACGCGGTGGAGATTTCGCCGATGGCCCGGGCCCTGGTGTTGCGGTCTTCGCTAAAGATGTCCCGGTAAAAGCTGTCGACGAAAGGAGCGCCGACGCCAGTGGCCCGCATGGCGGCCTTAGTGATGTTGGCGGGACTGGTCGGGAATGGATTCAACAGGCCCAAGATCGGCGTGTTGCTGATCGCATCCTTGAACACCTTGGGAGCCCAGCCGACAGCCTGGCCAGCTGCCATGCCGCGTTGCGCCCAGACCGGGGGTTCTTCTTGCATCCAGGCCAGGGCCCGTTTGTTGATTTCAGCGGTGTCAGTCAGGCCTTCTTCTTTGGCCTTGGCAATGCCGTACTCGTAAGACCGCGCCTGGAACTTGATGTCGAGAGGATCAGTAAAGTTGATCCAGTCCATGGCCGCTTTGGCATGGACCCCGGTGAACGCACCGTTCTCAATGATCTTGTCGTTGAGAATTACATTGGCCCACTGGTTCTCAATCTTGGTGTCGGTGTTCTTGCTGGCCTCGGCCCAGGCCTGGTCACCTGTCAGGCCACGACCCTCGGCCTTCTCGAGTTCAAGACCCATGATCCGGCTCCATTCGGCACTTGGACCAATGAGTGACGAGAAGAACGTGTCGAGCGAGCCGGAGATGCGGCCAGAAAGGCTCAGCGACTGCCAGCCAGCCTTGGCAAACAGAGCGCTCATGTTGGTGGTCTCCGGATCAATCCACCACGGGTTGTCCAAAGTGTTGGCTGGGTCCTGAGTTTCGCCAAAGAGGGACATTTGGTCCTCCTGCTTCAGGCTCCGTTGCGCAATGTCCATGGACGTGGCGCCCAGGTTGCCGAAACTTTCGCCCGTGCGGAACGATTCCCCGACCAAGTGCCAAGCGTTTTTCCAGTTGGCCACGTATTGGCCGTACATGCCGATGTCCAGGCCGGCTTGACGCATGGCCCGGTACGCAGCCTTGTTGTCGCCCTTGAGGGTGGCGATGCCAGCAGCTGCGGTCTCAGCGATTGCCTGGTTGATGGGCATCGTGATGGCCCTGTAACTGGAACCGACGAGCATCTTGGTCCAGGTTTTTGGCGACCAGAGCAGCGCTGCTCGATACGCCTGCAGGAACATCTCTTGGTTGAGACGACCGACGTCGATCTTGCCCACGATGCTGTTGAGCTTGGCCCGCATGCCGGGGTTGCTGCGACCAGAGATGACGACCTGAGCGGCAACTTCGGTCATTTCGACGGCCTCGGGGCTCATCACCCCTTGCTCGATGTCGGCCCGAATCTCGGGATCGATCTTGCCCAGGACCGTGTTCATCGGATTGGTGATCTCGGCCTCGATGTCGATGCCCATCGACTCGCCGGTTACTGGAACCTGAGGCTCCACCGCTGCCTTGGATCCGACGATGCGGTTGGCGACATTGACGTCGTAAATGATGGTCTCTGGGGCACCGCCACCAAGCTCAAAGTCTGGGCTGAAGCGGACCCCGGAGTAGCCCTGGCCCACGGCCCAGTCACGAATGGCGGTCTTTTGGGCCCCAGTCATGTACAGGTTTTCTTCAAATTTCTCCATGGGGCCGAGGTTGAGCTCCTGCACCAGGTCGGCAATGCGCTTGTCCATCGACACCAGGTCGAGGATCCGCACGTCACCGGGCAAGTCACCGGCTGCAGCAACCTCGCCATAAGCCCCTGCGTAGAACAGGTCCTCAGCGAAATACACACCGCTACCCAGCAAGTTGCTGGCGGGACCAGATGGGGTGAATCCGTTGTCGACGATCGACTGGGCATTGGCCTCTGTCGTGCCGTGATACATGGGGGTCCCGGCTGGCACCTGCCTGTGCGTCGGATCAAAGTCGTACTTGATCTGCATCACGCTCAACCGCTGGCCGTCCTTGCGGCTGGCGGTCATCAGCGCGGTGTCGAGACGATGCTGGTCCTCGAGCCCGGACCACAACCGTTGCATCGACGCAGCGCGGTCTGCCTCGTCGACAGCCGACTGCCACTCGATTGCGGTCATGCCGTTCTGGGCAGCCAGGTGGTCCCGGTGGATCAGGTTGGCGGCCAGGGCAATCAGATCTTCCTGGGACTTGGGGTCACCACGACGTGCGGCCTCGAGCCTGGTCGTTGTGGACTCAACAGCCCACCCATCGGCGTCCAGCTGGTCCATGGCGGCCTTGACGATCGCCGGCTGGCTGTAGCTCCCGATGCCTGTCTGCTGAGCCCTGCTGGTCAGCATCTCGCCCAACGCCTTGTTGCTGGCGATCAGTTGATCTGGTGGCTCTGGCACGTACTGGGTGTTGCCTGAGCGGCTGGTGATCCGACGCACGTCGCTGGCCCCCATGCGGGCGATCTCTTCTGGGGTCAAATCTCCGGACTCGAGGGCCTGCATGTTCTGGTCGATGCGGCGTGCGAACTCAGCGGGATCCGGGGGCTCAGTGGAGAAGCTGACACCAGGACGACCCGTGTCACGTGCACCACGGTCTTTGATGTCGCCCAGGGCCGCCTTCTCAAACACGTCGTCCCAGGTCTTGAACTCTCCGAAGGTCAGGATCCCGTTGATGGTCCGGTCCACCAGTTGTTTGATCTTGCCGAACCCTTGAATCTCTGGGCCCAAGCCACGCATGTAACCGGCAAACGCTTCTGCCACTGCCTCCCTGATGCCTGTGGTGCCGTTCCTGAACTTGGCCGCGGCCTGAAGATTGCCAAAGGCCTCGGCGTTGCTGGCAGCCAATTCACGGATCGCCTTCTCGCCACGAGCCAGCACTGCTTGCTCCTTGTCGGTAAGGAACCATTGCTGGAGCCGGTGGAAGGACTCGTGGTACGTGTTGCTCAACATGCGGCTGTACGACAAGGTTCTGCCGTAAGCCGACATCGCAACCTGGATTGCGTCGTCAGCCATCCGCTTGCCGTACTTGTAAATGCCACCCAGCTCAGCCGTCTTGCCGACCAGGCCCATGTCGCCGTACTCACGGGCCTGCTTCTTGCCGTAAACGACCTCGATGCGATTCAAGATCTCAAAGTCCATGACGCCAGACACCTCGTACGCAATGCGGGCCAGCTCATTGGCTTGGCGTTCGGTGATGCGATTAACGCCTGTGTACCCTTCGCCGATTGTTCCGCCGGTGCCGGTCTCAACGTTTTGCCAGCCCTTGAGGCTTGGCAACTCTGCCGAGAACTCAGCGCCACCAAAGCCCTGGTTGCGGACCTGAAGCGTGCCAGGTTCGGCAGTGGCAGCCATTTCCTTGATGCTGGGCTTGACGACGCGGGCGCCGTACGCAGCAACTTCAGCAGGGTCCAAGCCATTGGACTCCAGCCAATCCCGGTACTTCTGGTGGGACTTAGAGGGCTTGCCGGTGGCATCACCAGCCAGGGTGTAAGCGACGCGGTCCAGGTCGGTCTCGAAGGCCAGTTCGAACCGCTTCTGGCCGTAGCTATAGCGCGGCTTGAGGCCCGCCAGCTCGCGGGGCAGGGTCAGGCCTGGGGTTGGTGCCTCAATGGCAGCAGCGGCGACGTTGCCCATGGGCTGGACTGCCACGCCACGACGACCAAGCCAGTTGCCCAGTTCACCGGCCAGCTGGGTGTCACCAGCCTCCTCGGCTAACGCTTGGCGCTCCAAGGCCGTGGAGATGGTCTCGTTGTCAACGACAGGTGCAGCTTCGGTCGGCTTGGCCTGGATGGGCACTGGGTTGCCAGCGTTTTCAGGGGCCTTGACTTCTGGCAGGGTCCGCAGATCGATCTCCTTCTTGCCACCAGGCAGGCCAAAGTCCCCGGTAAACACGATGCCGTCGTAGCCCTCCTGCTTGGCCACCCGTGCGACCTGGGCCACGTTGGCGGTGGCAGGAAGTCCTAGGTACGTGCGGGCATCAGCCAGGTTCTCAGCCTCTAGGGGATCGGCATACCCAGCGCCTGGGGTCTCAATAGCTGCTGCTGCTGGGGGCTCTTCGATCTGTCTGGCAACAGCTTCATCCTGGATCAACCGGGGACCATTCATCTCCTCGGAGATGGCGTCCCTCAACCGCTGCAGATTGAACTGCACCAAGTTCGTGGCTGCCTTGTCCCGGCCCTTGCCGGTTGGCATCTGTGCAGCAAGCTCATTCAGGATCGTGCGGACCGGACCCTCGTACGCGGTGACCCGGTTGAACACGGCGACGGCCTCGGCTGCCATCTTGCGTGCGGCTTGGCTGCCTTCGACGTTGATGGCGTTACCAGCGGCCTCGAGGTAGCTGGTGTTCTTGGCCTGGGACGCAGCAGCCAGGGCCCGCATCTCAACAGACAGCTGCCGGTACGCAGCGGTCCTGATGTCGATCAGGTCGACCACGTTGGTGGTCTTGAACATCTCCTCAAACCCAGGCAACACACCACCGTCGCCTCCGGCGCTGGTGCCTGCAAACTTGGCCTCCTGCATGGCCTGGACAATCTTTTCGGCCGACCACTTGCCAGCGATCGCTTGTTTGGCGACGTCGCTGATGATTGCGTCATCAACACCACTGGCAGAGCCCAGGGCCACAGCCTTGGCGGTGGGCAGGTCACCAGTGGCAGTCTTGTCGAACAGCCACTGGGGCAGGCGGCTGAGGGCAACCCCCTCGCTGGCCAGCTTGCCGTTGAGATTGACGTTCTGGAGACGCAGGTCCTCAACGGACATGCCGGTGTCCCGGAAGATCTTGGCAGCGTCGATTGCTGTGCCCTTGTCGTCCTTGATGTTCTGCAGGGCCCCGGTCATCCGGGCATCAGCTGCTGTCGGTGCGTCGATGTACTGGACGTTGATGACAGGGAACCCAGAACGATTGGCCAGCTCCAGGCGGTTGTGGCCATTGACCACATAAACCTGACCAGGTGCGCCTAGCTCGCCTTGGGCGTCCTTCCAGACGCTGATGACACCGCCGTACCGGGGGTCGTAGACGTTTTCTTCGGCAAGCGATCCACTGCGACCGGTAGCGGTCTGGCCCTCTGCCTTGTACTGGAACGTCTTGGGGGCCGCGGCCACCAGGCTGGTCTCGATTGTTGCGACCTGGCTGTAAGCCGGCTGATTCATGCCGGGCAGTTGGCCTTGGGGCACGACAGCGGCCTCGGGTGCAGTTACTACCTCCTTGGCAGCCTCAGATTGCAGCCGTTGCGTGCTGGTCACCAGTTCGGCCTGTGCGTTTTGCAGCGCGACTGCTGCAGCTTCCGGGCTGACTGGTGCCGCAGGGGCCGGGATGGTGCGCTGGGCGCCAGGATCCGGCACCAGGCCAAGCTCGATGCCAGCGTCCTCACGAGCCTTGCGACCCATTTCCGTGAGCTGCCAAGACTTCAGGCGCTTGCCTTCGACGTCGACACCTTTGGTCAGTTCGTACCCAAGGGCCCGATCAACGATGTCGGCCTGGACCTGGATGTTGGTCAGCGGATTGCCAAGCACGTACGGCTTGTTGCTCTTGGCTGGATTTGCATCCATGTACAGCTGCTTGCCGATGTCCCACATCGACCACGACTGACTGCCGGCATTGGGACCAAGGTCAATGCCAAGCTTTGCGGCTGCGTTGTTGAACGAGGCCCGGAGTTTCTGCGACGTCGCCTCGATTGCAATCTGATCTTGACCCGCAAGGGCGTCTGCGTACCGCTTGCCGCTGGCATTCAATGGGCCAGCAGTGGGATTGACGTCGCTGTAGTTCAGGCGGCTGACGTACGACTCAGCTGGCAGCGTCCGCGGGGCCTGGGGCTCAAGGGTCCCCTGGATCTCGACGCCAGTTTTCTCCCACAGGGGTTGACGACGCAGGCCCTGGTACACCTGGGACGAGAAGGTTGGCTTGCCGGACACTACCTTGGGTGCTGGAGTTCCCGCACTTGGGACACTCACCGTCGTTGCAGCCGGGGCCTCGGCCGCATTCTTCACAGCTGCGTCAGCCTGTCCAACCTTGATGACGTTCTGGATGACATCGGAGAACGCCCGCTTCGTGGCGCCAGTCATCCCGCCGATACCCCGGAACCCAGCTTGGACCGCTTCACCGCCATAACTCATGCCCGTGCCCAGGCCGCCACCAAGGGGCACCGACCACACCAGGTCGTTGATCGATTGCTTGATGCGTGCTTGCTCGACTGTGTCGTTCGGATCAGCCAACAGGCCCTTGGCCACAACGGATTCAAAGGGTGTGCCCTTGACCGTGTCGTACAGATTGTCGCTGAGAGTCTTGTCGGTGGGCTTTTGACCGAAGTGCGTGGCGACAGCGCTGGGCACAGCGCCAGACACAGCCTCTTGAGCAAAGATGCCAGCAACCTTCTTGGCGCCACCAGCAGCTTTCAGGCCAGCTGTCGTTGCCTCAAAGCCAGCCGCAGCCTGGGACACACCTGGCAACCCACGCACCAAGGCCTGAGCTGGACCCGTTGCCTTGCCAGCAACAGCGAAGTACGGCACAAACGCCACAATGCTGGCGGCGACGTCTTCGACTGGGTTCTTTGGTTCGACACGCAGGTCGTCGTAGCTGGCCCATTCGGGAAGGCGTACGTTTTGGGCGCTAGGGGCACCGGGTCCCGTGGACGGGATCTTGATCTCAAAAGGAGACACGCCTGTCGCAACTTGCCTTTGGGCCAGCTGCGCTCGATTGACCTCGTACCGCGCTGCATCCGCTGCACGCTGACCACCTGCAACCAGGGTCCTGTTGACTGATTGGCCCAGGCCGGTCGTTGGTGCAGCTTCTTTCGACGCGGCAGCAATGCCTTTACCAATATCTCCAGTACGCATGAACTCCTGAACGCCAGTGCCCAAAGCACTGATTTGTTTCATGGGGTTGAAGTCGTTCAACGTCCCCATAAAGCCACCGCCTGCCGGTTGCGGCTTAGGTTTTGGGGCAGCTCCTTCTCCCATGCCACCCGACGACACGTAAACCCGACGCTCCTCCCCGGTCTTGGGGTCACGGATGGTTTGGATGGGCATCGGTCAGTTAGCGATGGGATCAGTTTGGACTGTTGACGTCAGAGAGCCAAGTGTTCAGCGAAGGTATTTGCGTGCTGTCTTTTGAACAGCAGGCGATTGAGCTTGATCACCGCCTGGCAAAGATGGCCACGTGTTACGCAGAAGCCGATCAGCCTCGTCGTAACGACCAGATCTGATTGCTGTCCACGCTGGCTTGTTGTACGTGCGAATCCAAGCCGCTGTCGCTTTGGCGGACTTGCTGAAGTCGGGGTCCCGTGGATCTATGCCGCCCGACGCCGAGATCGCTTCAGCGGCAAAGGTTGGAAACGCTTGGAAATAACCGCGACCTGGCGACCCTTCAGCGTTTGCAATGTTGCGGAGTCTGGTCTCGATGTACGACAAGCGCTTCAAGTACCCATCAACCCTGTTCTGCGGGGTGGTCGCTGCCTTGGCTGCCGCTGGCCTGGGCGGTGCCTTGGGACTGGCATAAAACATGGCCATGTCTACAGACGGTGGCACGGTCTGAGCTTGAGCCGCTGGAGCCAAAGCTTCGCCAAGGGCCCTGCCGACAATCTGGACACCAGCCAAGGCTTGGTTTTGCTGAGGGCTCTGACGACGACGGGTCGGCACCGCTGAAATCTTTTGGCCGTCCAGGGACTGGATCCGCTGGCGTTGGTCTTCTGGCACCTCAATGCCCTGGAGCCTGAATTGATTCAAGATCACTTCCGATGGCTTTTGACCACCAGGCCCCGTCGTCAACGTCTTCATCAACGTCCGGAAGTTTTGGCTGGGGGCCCCATTCAGAAAAGCATCGACGTCGGCCGCAAAAGCTTCGGCGTTGTACAACGGGCGGACCTTGGCTTGGCCTCTCAAGTTGTTGGCGGACCTGGAGTCAATGGCATTGCGGCTCCAGTTGCCAGTGTTCTTCTGCATCAACTGGGCGCCGTTGGTGTACATGGGCGCCTGGACACCACCGACTTCTTCGCGACGCCGGAGCCCAAAGTTGCTGTTGGTCCACAGTTTGTTCAGGGCCTCCATTGGATCCCGGCCTTCCTTGATGGCTTGGTACACAGTCTCTTGAGACTTGCGACGTGCCTCGTCCCGCGCCTTGTACAGGGCCGTCGACTCATACCCGGCAATAGTGGAGCCACCGTACGAATTGGGGCTGCCGCTGTACGCCTCCCACTCCTTGGTCAACGTGTCGATGCGCTTGTTGATGTCCCTGTCGTAGGTCTTCACCTCCTTGGAGCCCTGGGCCGACAGCGTTGTTTGAATGCTGGTGGCAGTTGCGCTGGTGACGACGCCTGCAGCCAGATCAGCTTGCAGCTGGACTGCGATCCTGTTGCGTGCGGCCTCGTCGGTACCGGTTCTCGCCAGTTGCTGGGCGTAGTACAGAGCTCGCTGCTCCTGGACTGGCTTGACGTAGGTCTCAGTCAGCTGGCGCTCGGACGCATCCAGTTGCGAGTACTTAGCGGCTCTAAGAATCCCATCGGGCTCCATGGCTGCGCGTTCCCGTTCGCTCTGGAAGAAACTCTTGATGGCGGCAGGATTGGAGCGACGCCCCTCCGGCAGAGCTGCGCTGAGCCTGGCGTCGTAAGCCTGTTGCTCAGCAATTCCAGCCATCTGGGCTCGCTGGGTGTTGTCTTGGATCTGACTTGCGTTTGCTTTCGACACCACCTGGTCGAAATACGCTTCGCCACCAAGGGTGTTGTACAACAGCAGTGCGTCGTTACGGGTTCCGTCTTTCTTTCGGCGGTCCTCGACGGGCCCTGTCATCACGTAACGCAGGGGCTCAAGCATGGCCCGCATGTCTGAGATGGAGCCACCTGCCTGCTTGACGGACACGACCACCTCTGACGCCCAGCGCTCCGCGTACTTGTTGATCTGGTCTGTCTGTTGCTCCTGGGTCAAAGGCAGCAATTTGATCTTGTCGAGACCACTCTGGAGACTGATGATTGCAGCTGTGTTGGCTTTTTCGGCAGCACCTGTTTTGTAAATACTGACGTACTGCTGGGCGCTGGCCCGCTGGTCAACGGAGATCTGACCAGCAACCTTTGCGCCCTGGGCTGTGTTGTAGCGCTTGCGCTGAGCTTCGTCGGCTTGCAGCTGAGCTTGGAGAATGATGCCTTGGTTCTTGGTGTAACCCTGGGGCGATATGGTCTGGCCGCCAAACAGTTGCTGGTCCCGATACGCCCGGTACCTGGGGTCGTCGGACGGCAGGGAGTTCAGCTCTACGTCCTTGTCGCCGACCTTGATGGTGCTCGTGGACGCCAGCTTGTCGGACAAGCTCAAGGCTGCGCTTTGAACCGAGTAGTTTTCGATGGAACGTTCAAGCCAGTATTTGCCGACCGAAGAGTTCTGTTTCTCTCGGACAACCTGCAGCATCCGGGATGCGTCAACGGCGCCTGGGCCGCCCAGGGCCACCGTCTTCTCGAGATTGGCGGCAAGATCAGCAATGCTGCGAGCGGGTCCAAATTTGCTGGTTTGACCAACAAAGGCTGTGGACTCAAGCTCCCGCTGCTTGTCAACAATTTGCTGATTGGCAAGCATAGATTCGCTAAAGCTTTGCAGGGTCGTGCTAAACCCACCAAGGCTCCGGGCCAGGTTTGCCAGATCGGAGCCAGGGTTCGGCAGGTCTGGTGGTGCAAAGAACTTGGGAGCACCGCCCAGCGTTGGGGCCCCAACTCGTTGAAATGTATCGACGGGCGTGGCTCGCGGTTGCAGAGATGGGGCCGTGATCGAACCTTGGGCCAAGGCACCTGCAAACCCATCCGTTGGAATGCCGCCGAGAAG